AATCACTCAAATACCATCAAACCAGAGCTATTTGCGTATGAATTAAAACGAGTTGGAACTGAATATGGTGAATGTGTTATTGCACCGGAAATAAACAATATGTCCGGAGGGATTGTTATTGTTACTTTGAAGAACATTTACAACAACATATTTAGAGCAACTGATAGGACAAAGGCCAAAGAGGTAGAAACATTACAGCTTGGTTGGCATACTAATTCCAGGAGTAAACCACAAATGTTTATGGACTTCAGGCGAGATTATAATGATGGACTAATTCACATTCATGATGAACAAGTTTTGAAAGAAATGAAATCTTATGCCAATTCTGATATAGTCGAGAACCCAAAGAGCAAGGTTACAAGACACTTTGACCTATTAGTTTCTTGTGTAATTGCATGGCAGATGAAGAATGAAACAAAAGAAAGAAATGTTGTATCTGTTTCATATCATTTTTAGTTTACATTTATAAAATAAAGTATTACAATTAATATGTTAATAACTAACTAAAACAAACAATGATTTCAAATATTGTAACTAATGATAAAGGAGAACCAGTAGATGGAAATGGTAAAAAATTATCTGTTTCTACTTATAATCCATCAGAGGAAATTAAGAAACTATTTGCAAGAGTTCAAACTGATTATCAGATGGCTTGGAGATTGCAACACAGAACTTGGGATGAGTTTGATGGTATGAGTTTACTTGAAAGAGCTAAACTAGACCAACAGACTTTTGGTGCTTATGTAGGGGTTACACAAGAACCTTTGAGTAAACAATGGAGATGGAAAGGTAGAAAGAATACAGCACGCAATAAAGTAATTGGCATATTAGCTCATATGATAGCTGGTATGTTATTTCCATATTGCACAGCTTACAACGAAGATAACGAAGAAGATGAAGCCACAGCAAGAGTAATGAGAATCTTAATTGAGGACCACCTAAAGAAAGCAGACTATGAAATAAAATTCTTATACATGGTTACTTCTGCATTAGTAAACCCAGCAGTTCATGTTGAGGTTGAGTATGTTGAAGCTATGCAAAGAATTAAAGAAAAGATGGCAGATGGAACTTACAAGGTGCTTGAAGCAGTTGATATGCTTTTGTCAGGTATTGGATTAAATCTAATCCCTATTGATAACATATTGCCAGCAGACTTTTACACTAATGATGTTCAAAGGCAACCTTACATGGTTAGAATCAGAAGAATATCTTATGACGAAGCTAGAGGAATCTATGCCGGTAAATATTTCTTTGATGAAGATGGAAAACAAGTAGACCAATTTGACCATGTGGTAGCAGGAATGACTAGATTGTTTTTAGCAGGACAGGAACACCAAACACTTTATGATATTGAATGGACCGAAGCAGATAAGAACTATGTTCAAGTCTTAACCATCCAATATAGACCAGAAGATTTGGAAGTTACATTTGTGGCCGGAGTTTACATGGGAGAAGAAAAAGATGTTTACAATTGCAATCCATTTAATCATAGAAGAATGTCTTTGATTGGTAATGAATGGAAATCTATTCCAGTTTATAACATTGCTAAAAGTGGATTTGAACCATTAGACCCAGCTGGTAGATTCTATTACTACAAGTCAGCTTGTTTCAAAGAGTTCTGGGATGATGCAGCACAAAACAGAATGCATCAATTAGCTTATGATGGAACTTATCTTGATGTTATCAAACCATTGTTTATGTCCGGAGTTGCTAAAGTGGACCAGACAGTTATGGTTCCAGGAGCAACAATTGGTATGCCATTAGGAGCAACAGTTACACCTTATGCACTTTCACCAAATCTAGTTGCAGCAATGAATATGATGAGAAGTGAAACTGAAGATATGAGTGAATCTACTCAAGACAAACAACAGGGTGGAGTTACAGAAAAAGGAGTTACAGCAACAGCAGCAATGAAGGCAGAACAAAATGCAAGAGTTATACTTGGAGTTCTAGGAGTAATGACAGCAGACTTGATTAGACAGATAGGAGAGCTTACAGTCGATTGTATTATTCAGCACACAACAGTAGGTGAGATTGATGCAACAATACCGGAATCACTAAGAATGAAGTTCAAGACTTTAATGTCTAAAGGAAAAGAAGGTGGCAATGATGTAACACATAAGATTGAGTTTGATGATTCACTTATGGGCCAAGCATTGAGCAAAGAAAAGGCATCTGAAATGGAATGGGATATGTTTTATAAAGCCGGTGGTCTTGGTTCTAAACAAAGACATTGGAGAATCAACCCTTACAAGTTTGCTCGAACACAGTTTGGAATACTAATTGACCCAGAACAAATAATTTCTCGTTCAATGGGAACAGACCAACTAAGAAAAGACAGAGCATTTAATCTATTAGCAGACCCAAGAGTATCACCTTATATCAATATGCCGGAAGTGATTGATGAGTTTATCCTAAAAGAATTTGTATCAGGTAATCCAGATAAGTTCAAAAAGACACCAGAACAAATGCAACAAGAACAACAGAATCAACAGCAACCAGGAGCAAATGATATGTTACAAAATGTAATGGGGTCGAATTTACAAAAATAATTAAATTAAAATAAAATATATGAAAAATGTAATAACAAAAAAAACAGCAGATAAATTTCAACCAAAAAAGATAGTAGGTAAAACAGCAAAAACACCAAAGTGGGAAGGTTCAAAAGCAGATAAAAAGATGGATAAGAAGATGGGTTATAAAGAAGGCTCAAAGAAAGATAATAAACTAGATAAGAAAATGGCTAAGGCTAAGTCTGGTAAAGTTATGCTTGGAAAGGCAATGAAAAAATTAGCAAAATAATTTAAAACTATATGGCAGAAAAATCAAAACAAAAAATTAGATTACATAAGTTTATTGCAACAGGTGGTAAACCAAAAGATTACAAGGGGGCAGTGAAAAATAGTGTTGTTAGACCAACAAAAAAGTAGTAAAATACTTATATGCCAAGAGGTATATACAAAAGAATAAAATCTCCTTTAAATAAAACAACCTATAAACATACAGAGGAATTTAAAAAAGCTCTTAGCCAAAGAATGAAAGGAAACTCTTATGGTAAGTGGTGGAAAGGCAAAAAAAGACGACCATTTACACAAGAACATCTTGAAAAAATGAGTAAAGTTAAAAAAGGTGTAAAATGTATAAGGAGTATTAAAGGGAAAGAATCTTTTAAAGTTAAAATGTCAGGGGATAATAATCCTATGAAAAATCCTGAATTAAGAAAATATTTTAGTTTAAGATTCAAGGGAGAAAATAGTAATTTGTGGAAAGGAGGTTTAACTGAAAAGAATCTAATTATAAGAAACTCTAGTGAGTATAAACTTTGGAGAGAAGCAGTCTTCAAAAGAGATAATTGGACTTGTATATGGTGTAAAATAAGAGGAGGAAAATTAGAAGCAGACCATATAAAACCCTTTAGTTTATATCCTGAATTAAGATTTGCTATAGATAATGGTAGAACACTTTGTCGAAAGTGTCACCAAACCACCGAAACTTATGGTGGAAAAAGTATTAAAAGTAAGTAAGAAAAAATAATATGACACCAGATTGGGTAATTAATTATTCTAAGTATCAGAGAGCAATGGCAACAGCTAAAAACTCAAATGATATTTCAGAAGTTAAAGCATTATATATTTCTTTTGGTGGCAAAGTAATTATTACAGATGATGAGCCAACTATTGAATTAGAACCAGAAGTTATAGCAGATGTTAAAGCAAAAAAAGTAAAGATAACAAAATAAATGATAAGTCCTACAACAGAAAAATTAATAAAGCAACTTAAAAAAAGCAACTTAACCTTAGAGGATAGGAATGCTATTGTAACAGTTTTATTGGATAAATTAGTTGTATTACCTTTAAACAACACCCTTGTAATAAACCACAAGGGCATTGTTGTTAATGGTAAACCACTAGAACAAGAGGTAGCACTTAACTTTGTAGAAAGTTGCCACGCTTTGAAAGGAAACATGGCAAGAAATATAATTAGAGAACAAATGAAGTTCCTTGCAATCAATTTAGGGATACATAATGCAGTAAGTTTAGATACAATGTATTTTGCTAAAGCAGCATTGTGGAATATTCAACAAGAAGATGAATTATTACAAAAAATAATTGATTAATTTGTTGCAATAAAAATTAGTTAGTAGTATTATTAATATAAGGTAACTTGCACCTAGCAAGACTAACACGCAACTCTGGCTATTAACAGAGAACAACATGGCAGACAACATAAAAATAGAGGATTTAGTAGAAAAACCAGTAGCTCCAACCTCTGAAGTTACACAACCAGTTATAGTGGAACCTAAAAAAGAGGAACCAACTATAGAACAAGACCCTTTGAAAGTTGAGCTAGATAGGGTAACTAAAACTGGAAGAACTGAAAAAGAAAAAGCTGAATTTACTTTGCGTAAAACAGCAGAAAGAGTTAAGGCATTAGGTGGTGACCCTACATCTATTCTTGGAATAAATGAGGACCCAAAACCAAATGACGAAGATGATGACAAACCTTTAACAATCGGAATGTATAAAAAGATTCAGCAAGAGGGTGCTACTAAAACAGCATTTCAACTAGCTGATGAAATACAAAACGAAACTGAAAAGGAACTTGTAAAATATCATTTAGAAAACTCAATCAAATCTACCGGTAATCCAGATGAGGATTTAAAACTTGCAAGAGCTTTGACTAACGCTGTTAAAAACAGTCAGATAATCGAAGAATCTGCAAGGAAAACTCCACCAAAAACATTTTCTAATAGTAGTGGTGTCGAAGCCAAGAAAATAGAAAATACTGGTGAGCTTGAACCTCATGAGCTACCATTTCTCGGAAAACCTTTTAACATGACTAAAGAAGCCATAATAAAAGCTAGACAACCTAAATAATCAAATAGTCTTGTATTATTATTTATTTAATTTTACAAAACATATATGGCAGCAGTAAGAAACGCAATCGGTATTATTACCGAAACAGACCCTCGTTTTGCAATACCAGGAGTAATAGTAGCAGCAGGAGCAGTTGCAACAATCGCAGCAGGTTCACCTACTAAGTCAGCAGATGCAGCAGGAGCAGCAACAGGAGCAGTAATTCCTATGGTTGATGCTAATGGAACAATCGCAGAAAACTTTACCGGTGTAGCAAAAAGTGATTCAAATGAAACAGCAGCAGTAGCAGGAACAGTAGCAATTTGGCTACCATTGCCTGGTTATATCTACAGTTGTGCAACTAAATTAGCAACAGATATAAACACACCAGCTAAATTGGGTGCTATGTTTAGAAAGAGAGTTATCTTTGATTTAACAGGAACAACTTGGACTGTAGATTCAGGAGCAGCAGATGCTCTAGTAAATTGTGTCACAATCGTGGGTGGAGATTACAGAACAGGAACAGTTTACTTTGTTTACAAACCAGCTGGAACACTATTAGGCCAACACCAGGTTGCTTAATTATTATTAACTTAATCAATATAAATATATATGCACAATGATATAGCACCTTCACTGATACTCGTTAAGACAGCACTTGATAAGTTGTTAGATGAAGCAACAATAGAATTAGCAGTTGTCGGTAAGGCAACAGCTAAAGACGAAATGGTTTTCACACAGGATTCAGCAACAAACGCAGCAGTAGTTAGTTCAGTAATCGGTGGTGGAGGATACTTTTCATCAACTCTTGATGATGTAGCTCCAACAAACGAAGCTAACCTTTCAGCAGCAGCACAAAAAACAAGTTTGGTCCTTCAGTTTAAAAAGAATCTACCAATCAGTAGAACTTTCATGGCCGACCAACAGCTTTCAGCAGTTAGTAAGGCAGTTCGCCAACAGGCTTTAACTTGGGCAGCATCACAAGACAGAAATGCTTTCAGCACTTATGCTCTTGGATTTACTACTCAATTAACAATAGATGGAGTGGCTTTGTTCTCAAACTCACACATCAACCAAAATGGTGATACTGTAGATAACCTAGAAACAGGAGTTCTAACAGATGCAAACTTGAACATTGTAGTTAATAGCCTAAGAACACAGTTGTCACAAACTGGCGTAGTAATTGGATATGAGCCTAAGTTTATCTTAACTCCTTCACTTCTTCACCAGACAGGTATGACTATTGCTAAATCAGTTCTTAGAGCTGGTGGTGCAAATAACGACCTTAACTATTTCTCAGAAATGTATCCTGGAATGAAAGTAGTTTACTCTCCATTCCTAGATGCAACTTCAACAACAGCATACTTTGTAGGTTCACAAACTCATGGAGTATATCGTTTTGAAAGAGAAGCATTTTTCACAGACCTAGTAGACTGGAAAACAAATATTAATGACCAATACATGTATAAAATGCGTGCAAGAGAGGTTGTTGATTCAATTGAATATTCAGGACTTGTAGGTTCTAATGGAACAGTTTAAGTTGTTTATTCCCTCAATCCCTTATGGGGATTGGGATGAGTAAATAACTCAATTAATAATTTAATTAATAAAATATATGTCACTACAAGCAACATCACTCTTAACAGCAGCACATGATTATGGAACTTATAAAAATATAAGTGCATCATCATTAGTAGAAACAGGTTCTGGAACATTACAGGGCCTTATAATTAATTCTCACACAAATGGAACAATTAAGTTCTGGGATAATACAAGTGCAGCTACTACTGTGCTTTGTAACACTATTACTTTAGCAGCAACTGAAAGATGGATTCCATTATTTGGAGCAAAGTTTGTAAAAGGACTTTATGCAACAATTGGTGGAGTAGCAGATGTTACAATTATTTATAACTAAAAAATAACATGAAAATAATCTCTGACCTTAAAGATAGTGTAACAGGAATACTCTCTGGGGTAGACTTATCAAATGTTTCTGATGTCTATGGATGTTTTGAAAGGTCTGTATCTACAATGATACAGAAAGCAAAAATACCGGAAGCAACAGGTATCCAAAACATAACTTTATATAGTGGTGTTACAGATTATCTTTGTGATACTCACATATATGGAAATGAAATTACTGACATACGACCACAAGGAATATCACGCAATGCTTCAAACTTTGTAACTAAAAACTTTCCAGATGATTTTGACAGAAATAAAGGAATCTACACCCCAATCCAGACTACTTCAGCTTTTGAATACCAAAATGGGCAACCAATAATTAAAATATTATCTCCTTACCCTAAACAAAAAGTAAACCTAGACCCAATGACTGATATTACAGGTTGGGTTGTTGGTGGTTCTGTAACAAATCTAGTAAAAGATGTATCTAACTTCTACCAAACACCGGCATCAATGAGATTTGTTCTAAATGGTGCATCTTCTGGAACTCTTACAAAGACTATTTCAACTGTAGACCTAAACCAATATCAGAATGTAGGAGTAGCCTTTCTTGCAATCGAGATTCCACCAGGAGCAACAGCTACAGATTTGACTAATATAACTCTTAAAATAGGTTCTGATAGCACAAACTATAACAATATAACAGCTACTTCAGGCTTTCTTGGGTCTTGGGTATCTGGTAATTGGCTCATTGTATCATTTGATTTTTCAGGTATAGGCCAAACAGGAACACCTAATTGGAGCAAAATAACCTATTTGCAGGTTGGATTCACTCATAGTGCATCAATCACTAACTTTAGAACTGGTGGACTATGGATTTCAATGCCAACACCAGCTCAAATCTGTTACCAAAGCCCAGCAATCTTTCTACCACTAGGTTCTGATGTAGCAACTATTGATATAACAGCAGATACAGACAGAATAATACTTTCAAATCCAGCTTACAATATCTATTTGCATGAATGTGTAATAGCAGTTCTTGAAAACACCGGAGCAGGAGAAAGTGATGCTTCAAGTGTAAAAATTAACCAAATACTTCATGGAGTAAGAGGAAGAAATGGTGCAATTATTCAACCAGGTTTATATGACTTATTTAAAGGAGATAATCCAAGCCAATCACTTAGACAAACAGGTAGTTGGTATGAAAATTAGCTATGATTGACTTAGCAATACAACCTTATGATGACATACAGAACTACTTAGATATTTTATATGCTAATGGAGGTGGAACTTGCACACTAGAAACCGGAACTCATACGCTAACTCAAGACTTAATAATTTTAAGTGGAGTAACTTTAAAAGGTGCTTCCAGAGATAACTGTATTATAGAATGTGGAGATTTTTCAGTAAGAATGGAAGGCACAGATGTTTATAATACCGGTGATGTTTCAATAACTAATGGGTCTACAACAGTAACAGGAAGTGGAACTACTTTTGATGTTTCAATGGTAGGTAGGCACATTTGGTTACAGGACAGTTGGTATGAGATAGCAACATTTACTTCAGATACAGAATTAGAACTGATAGATATTTACACCGGAACAACACTTACAAACGAAACAGATTATGTAATTTCTCAAATAAACCTATTGCCACAGTTACAAACACTAACAGTTCAAAATTCTACAGGTTCAGCAATAATTATAAACAATACAAGAGAGGTTGGATTAGATAATGTGAATATATATAATTCAGTTATTGGCTTAGAAATGAATTATAGTTTGTTTCCTAAAATATCAATATCATCAGACTATAATGAAGTTGGAGCAGTTTGGAATAATGTTTATGGTTATAACATAGACTTTTGTGAATTTAGTTATTCAACAGTTGGAGCAGGATTAGTTATGACAAAATGTGGAAAATCTAACCTATACAGTTCATCATTCGCCAACAACGCAACAAATGGAATAACAATGACAAATTGTAGTTCAAATCCTATTGATAGTTGCGATTTAAGTAATAATGGAGCAAATGGTATTGAATTAATTTCTAATTGTAATACTAATTCATTTAGTAGTGGAACATCTTTTGATAACAATGGAGCTTATGGAATAAAAATAAACAACGCAAACTGTTCTGATAATATTTTAACCGGAGTAATTGCATTAGGAAATATATCAGGGAGTTTAGATGATTCAGGAACCGGAACATTAAAATCACTAACAGTTAATAAATTATAATATGGCAATAAACACAGCAAAAGCAAAAGACTTTGAGTTCAAAAATATCATAAACTCCTTTGGGGGATATGTTTCTTCTTTGGATAAAACCAATATCAAAGAAAACTATCTTGTTAGAGGTTCACAAAATGTTTATAAAAGACTTTCTGGAACTGTTGCTGTAAGACCAGGACAAAAAAGACTAGGCGTAGCAAACACAGTTGCATCTCCTTGTTATTCAAAGTATGTTTGGAACACATCTTGGGGTATGACCTATGTGATGGTTGTTTCAAATGGAAATCTATATGTAGTAAAAGATAATGTCTGGTATTCACTTCTTTCAGGCCTAACAAAAACTCGTTATGTGTTTGATAAATGGTGGGATAATACAGAAAAGAAAGACAGATGTCTATTTGTTAATGGAACATCTGATATTTTCCATTGGAGTGGTGGATTTGCACAGGTAAATGGACTAAATAATATAATAACAGCAATTAATTCAACCCCAACAGCAGGTGGCACAGGCTATACTGTAGGAGATATTTTAACTATCACAAGTGGTTCAGCAAATGCTACTGTAAAAGTAACTATAGTGGCTAGTGGTGCTGTTTCACAAGTAACATTGGTATCCGGTGGAGATGGTTACACAGTTGGAGCAGGCAACGCAACGACAGGAGGAACTGGTAATGGTTGCACTATAAATATTACAGCAGTAGCATCTCCAACAGTAAATACAATAACACTCAAAGACACAACAAAATCATGGCAACAGATGGGCTTTGCATCTAATACAGCAGGAGAAAAGAAATTTATGATTGGAACAACTGAATACACTTATACCGGAGGTGAAAGCACTTCTACTCTTACTGGTGTAACACCATCAGTTGCCGGTGTAGCAGATAATTCTTATGCTATTCAATCAGTAATGACAAAATCTACAACACCAAATGTAAACCAATTAAATGATTTTATAAAAGTAATAAATAACCAGGCTTATATTGGTTCTTACACTTCAAGACTATGTTACATCTCTAGCAGCACAGATTTTACTAACTATGTAGTTCCAACACCAAGACTTGCCGGAAGTCCAGAACTTTTGACCTTAGATGGAACATTAAAAGGTATCGGAGTAAGGCAAGGTAAAGCAACAATCGGTTATGGTTCAGGTTCTTGGGCAGTTATTTCATTTACAGATATTTCAAATAACAATATCATAACTCAAAAAACTAATGTAGATGTTAAGCCGGTATCTTTGCTACAAGCACCTTTGGCTCATGAGTTCATAGATAGCACCGGAGATAATATAATATATTTGGGCCAGGATAATCAGGTCCATAATTTTGGTGATTTCAATAATCTCTTTGTATCAGGCTATCCATCACTATCACAAGAAATTGCAAGAGAACTAACTAAAGAAAATTTTACCGGTGGAGGTCTTAGATGTATTGGTGAATTTGTTTATCTTACAGCACCAAATTCAGGTAAGACTTATCTATATCAAGTAAGAAGTAGTATTGGAGATAATGGAGCAATAGGAGCAGAAAGACTATGGCATTCACCATTTGTTTGGAATGCTACATTTATAGACCAGATTGATGGAAATGTTGTGGCCTTTTCAAATGCTAATCCACAAATATATCAAGTCTGGGATACCGGTCAATACTATGATGATTCTCCTTCAGGAGAACAATTACCTTATACTTGCGTTATGGCTATGGGTTATCGTGGTGGCCAAAGACGACAAGGATTATGGTCTTTCTCTAAACAATTTACAGAAGGATATATTTCATCAGGAACTCAATTAAATGGTCTTATGAATTATAACTATCAAGGAGCAACTGATTCAGTATCTTTCACAATAAATAGCATAAAAAAACCAGCTTATACTTTTGGTGCAGCAACTTCTTCATTAGGAGAAAAGAATCTAGGAGATGAATCTCTAGGAGAAGGTGGTGTTATTGATATGGCTAATGACCCAGATTCACTTTTGAAGTTTAAAGTAATAAATTCCATGTCAATTATAAATGTATTTGAGTGGCAACCAATATATTATTCAGATACAGTAAATTCAAATTGGGAGATTCTAGCTTTAGGAACAAATGCAGAAGTAGAATTAGAACAAGTTCCTGGTTTTATTATTAACAAATTAAAAAATTAGGTATATAATTATTAAATAACAAACAACACTATGTCAAAATACCATACATTTGGAGGGCAAACATATGCATTAGGAAGTTCAATCGGTTCAACTGATTCAACTATTCTCTTATCATCTTTTATAGAACCAATTTCAGGAGTTCCATACACAATGGCACTTCTAAATACAGATATAGTTTATGGAACTATTGCTCCTAAAACTTCTTCTTCAGAGTTCATTTCATTTACAGGAATAACACAAAATTCAAATGGAACAGCAACACTTACCGGAGTAACGAGAGGACTTGCTAAAAAATATCCTTTCACAAGTTCTGCAACATTTAAACTACCACACGCAGGACAATCACAATTTATTATTTCAGATGCTCCACAAGTATTTGAAAAATATGCAGCAAAAGATAATGATGAAACAATTACCGGAACATGGACTTTCCAAAATTTTCCTATCACTCCATCAACACCATTGGCATCTGATACAGTCTTTGGCCAAACAAAACTTTCAGTAGCAGCAGCAAACCCAAGTAACCCAATTGCAGTTGGTGATAATGATACACGCATACAATCAACTCCAACAGCATCTGAAAAGGCAGCTCTCGCAGGAACACAAGGAGTTCCAAGTGCAACAAATAAATATGTCACAGTAGATAATGTTTATGTGGCAGAAGTAGACCAATCTCAAACGACTCAAAATTCAACTGTAGAAGTTGGAATGGCAAATACTACTGGTAACAAAAATAAAATTCAACAATCTTTTATCCCAGTAAAAACAAAAACAAGAGGAGTAAAACTTTATAAGAGTGCAGATACAGGAACATTTACCGGAACAGTAACTGTGGCTCTCTATGCTGACACAGCAGGAAGTCCATCAGGTTCTGCTCTTGCAACTGTAACTCTAACAAATTCACAATGGTTAGGATTTCCTGTAGGAGAATTTGAAGCAGACTTTAGTGCAGAGTATTTAATGACAGCAGGAACTACATATTGGATTCAGGTAATAACTTCAACAGCAGATAATAGTAATCATCCAAATTTAGCAACAAATACAGCAGGTGGTTATGCTAATGGTTCAGTTAAATACTGGAATACAACTGATGGATATGTTGCAATAGCAAATATAGACCTTTACTTTAAAACTTTAAATGGAATAAATAATCAGGTAGTAGAAACAAATGCAAGTGGTAAAATACCATCAGTTCTTATTGACTACTCAAATGCTCCATATGTTCCATCTCAAGATATTCCAACAAGAACAGGAGCATCAGGATTCTCATCATACGCATCTTCAAACTCTGATGGAAGTTTAATGTTTATCTTAACCTATGGAGGTAGTATTGCATATTTAAGCAGACTTATAAAAGACTCATCAACAAATCAATATTATATTTCCCATATAGTAACAGTAGCCCAAACATCGGGAGTAAGTGGATTGTGTGTATTAGGAAGTTATGTTTATGTTAGTTCATTTAATAGTGCATTAAAAATACAAAGATATGATATAGCTACACTTGCAAATGAAACAATAATGACATTTTCAGGGACAGCTAGAAGTGGAATTATGTTTTCTAATGGAGTAGATATTTATGTATACAATACAACAAATCAGTTTGATAGATTTACCCTCTCAGGAACAACATTAACTAACGCTGGAACTATAACTTATACATCGTCAGGAACAGTAAAGGCAGCAATAGCAAATTCACAATATGTTTGGATTACTGATGGAGCTGGAACTGGCACAACTAATATAAGAAAATATAATATAAGTGGTGGCTCTGTTGTTTCAACATTTTCACCAATCATAAATGCTGATTCATACTTTAATGGTGGAGTTTATTTATCGTTGTTTTTAGCAAGATTAGATTTATTGGGAATACAATACCATTACTCAATAGTTCAAGGTTCATCTAATACTCAGGTGGGAATAATTTCAAAATTAATGGCGATAACACTACCATAAAAAATTATATGGCTACAACAACTACAACAAAAGCACCAGCACCAGCAGCACCAAAAGCAACCTATGACATGAACACCGGTAAAGCACTAGCACCTGGCCAGGCACAATCTGTATTTAATTCACAAACAGGGCAACAAATTGGAACCAACAACTTCTCAAATGGAGTGGCTTCAACAAATCCAGTTGCAAACCAATCTACAACAACTCTTTCAACTCAAAATAAAATAGACCAAGTTCCTACCATACAAAATACAACAACCGGACTAGCAAATAATGGAGTAAAAACAGATGCAACTACAGGAGTAGCCACTAATGCTGATGGTAGCCCTTATACACCCCCTACAGAGCCTGTAAAGGCATCTACAACGACAGGAGGTTATATAGGGGATGTTTACTATGCTCCTGGTGCAGAAATACCAAAAGGAGCTAATTTGACCCAAAGTTCATCAACTTCTGATTCAATCTTAAATAGTTTAAATACATTAAAATCACAAAATGATGCTAACACAGCAGGAATGATTGGAGCTATCCAGGCACAATATTCATCACTAATTCAACAGCAACAGCAAACAAATAAAGCACAAGAAGGACAAGTTCAAAATGCTCTATTAATGGGTGGAGCAACAGGTCAAGGAAGTTCAGCTCAATTTGCACCTATTTCTTCTGTAGGAATAGTATCTTCACAAATCAATTATGGTTTGCAACAGGTTGCAGATTTAACATCAAAAGAACAACTAGCAATTGCACAAGCCCAACAGGCAGGTTTTACCAATGACTACCAATTACAGGATAAAATAAATCAACAGATTCAATCTATCAGAAAAGAAAAACAGGATGCAGTTGTTAAGATGCAAAATGATATAGTTGCAGCAAAACAATATGCAGATAAACAAGCACAACAGACTATTGAAAACAATTTAGCATCTGATAAATTTACATATCAACAAAAAGCTGATGCAATTGACCAAGCATTTAAACAAGGACAACTAAATGAAGAAAAAAGACATAACCTGGCTACAGAACTTGTTGCAAAACAAGCAGCTTCAGCAGGTTCAGGATTAAATGGAACAATGCCAGGAGTTCAAATGACAGCACAGGGAACACCAAACAAAACAAACCAAGAGGCATTTCTTGCAGCACTTCCACCAATGGTTGCTACTCAAGTTAAAGGAATAGCTGAATATGACATAAATCCATCTAGTTTTTCTTCAAGCAAAAGAGCATCACAGGGAGGACTTACACAGGGAGATTTGGTTGCACTTGCAAAACAATATGACCCTTCTTATTCTGAATCAGAATATGCAGCGAGAGCATCATACAAGAAAAGTTTAGCCGGAACTGGTCCATCAACAATAGGTGGTTCAATAAATTCTGCTAACAAGGCAGTAAATCACTTAACAGCTTTTGTTAATGATATGAATAAGACAGCGAACACGCCTAGTAGTATGGTAAATTGGACTTTAAATAATACAGTCGGACAGGTTGTTCCAGGATTAAGAACAACACTTGGAGCAGCTAAAACAGAAGGTCTTGGTGTTGCTGATGAGTTGGCTAAATTCTTTAAAGGTTCTGGTGCTACAGATGTGCAGAGTATTAAAGATTGGCAAGAAAAATTAAGTTCAAATGCTTCAAATGCAGATGTAAAAGGTCTTACACAAGGAGCAATTACTCTACTAGCAGGACAGCTAGAAACTCTTTCTGAACAATATCAAAGAACAATGGGTAAGGCACCGGATAATAATTTTATGGGAGAAAGTGCAAAGAAAAACCTTGAATCATTAAAAAATCAGGGTTACCAAGTAGATATTCCAGGAATAAATTTCACAGATAAAGATGCTTACTTATCTCATGGTGGTTCAGTAGATGCCCTAAAACAAGCCCATGATATGTTGATAAACTTAAATGACCCAAATAATCCTCCTACCCCAGAGAATATATTAGAATTAGCCCAAATTTCACAATAATTATATGGCACTAACAAATGATTTTAGACAAAAAATACAAGATGGAGCAACTACTTCAAGTGGGAGTGTTCAAAATAACCAACCATTAGATACAAAAGGTTTTAATGAGTGGGTGAACCCTACACCAAAAGCATCTGTAGTAACGCAAGTGAAAGATATTGGTAATCAAATGGGTAATACTTATCAGGAAACAGCTAAGAACACAATAGAAAATGCTAAAACAGCACTTGGACCATCTCAAACAGCAGATACCGGCAGTTTTGGTAGTAACTTTTTAGCTGATTTATCTAAAAGACTTTCTGCAACAGGACATATTGCCGGTGATATAGCCGGTGCAGCACTTGCTCCTGTTATGCATACAATCACAGCACTAATTCCACCAGAAATAAAAAAAGATTCTGAAGCAGCAGTAAATTGGGTAGCTGATAAAATAACAAATAGCCCACAAATTACAGAACACTTAAATAAAATAAATAATGCACTTGATGCAAACCCAGACCTTAAAAAATCTTTGATGTCTGACTTACCAAATGCCCTAGCACTACTTGGTGGAAACAAAGTAAATGAATTAAATCCAGAAGTAAATATGGGTGGAGTAACCAAAGACTTAGGAACAATAAAAGATACTATTGGGAAAGTTCCAAGCAAGGTTCAAGGTGCTATAGATAATACATTAAAGACAGATGGTTCTAGTGGAGCAGGTAATATAAAACTAAACATTGCAAAAGGTAATGTAAATCCACAACTTGAATCTTCTGCCGGTAGATTATCAGGAGATAATCCAGTTGCATCCTATGACACATACTTATCTCAATCTAAAAATGCTTTGAAAGACATTAAAGCCGACCCAGCAATATCAAGTGTTGGTGAAAAAATTGGTAATGCTTTTGAAAGCGTAATTAAAGAAAGAAGCAATGTTGGGAAAACTCTTGGAGATGAACTTAAAACAGTTGGAAAAAACAAAGTAAGTATAACTGAACCAAAAACAAACTTACTATCAGAATTAAAAGATAGTGGCCTTTCATATAACCCAAAGACTAAACAGCTAACCTCATTTCAAGGTTCTAAATTTGCATCAGACGAAGTTGCAATGCTAGACAACTACCAAAAAGGAGTAAATGCACTTGGAGATACACCTACAGTATCACAAATAGATAATTTCATTTCAAAAACTCGAACAGAATTAGATTTAGCTAAGGGTAAAAGTGGGGTTACAGGTGCAACAAATGCAGAAAGAATAATCAAAGGTAACTTAGCTAAATTAAGAGAATCTTTGGACCCATCAATTCCAGGTAATGAAGCACTTTCTAAATATTGGGAAGCTAATAAAAAATATTCAGACCTTTCAGACTTTATAGAGGAAGGTTCTGGATTCTTAGGCAAGAAAACTCAATCAGGTGATTTTGCTAAAGATGCATCAATGGCCAAGAGTTCAGTTCAATCAATTCTAAACAATGGTAAAAAGGACTGGATGGCTAGATTGGAAGATTTAACTGGTTACAAAGCAATTGATGATTCAGTTCTAGCACTTCAAGCGATGAAAGATGCCGGTGACTTTAGAGGTCTATCACTACTTCAAACAATGTCTGAATCCGGTATCCCTACATCCAAAGCAGGATTTGCACAAAAAGTAATTGACTTTGTAGCTAAGAAAGGTGGCGAACTTATTGCCGGAACACCAGAAGAACAGACTAGAGCATTCTTAAAAGATTTAGTAGATAAACAAGGCAAAACCGATTTAAAAGGTAAGGGAACTATCCCAGAAAATAGCATCAAACCAGTAGAGATGCCACCAGGACTAGATACTGAAACAAATAAATTACTAAGTAATTTAAAAGATGAAGCACAAAGGAGAAATTATGATTTTGAAAAAATATCAAATGAAGTAAAAGCAGCAATTGATAAAGTTCCTTCTGCCAAAGAATATGTTGATAGCCAATTAGATGAGGTAGTAAAGGGTGACAAAAATCTAATAGCAGTTAAAGCTCCAATAAAATCTTTCAATAGAACATTAGAAAAAACTATTCTTGAAGCAGAGGGTGGAGATATTGCAGATATAAAAGATTTAGCAAGAAATACAGTTATTCCATTAGATGATGCAGCTAAGGCATCAGCAATTTCTAAGATGGATGCAAGACCAGATATATTTAGAAAGAAAATTCAAACACCAGAAAAATTTATGGGGTATGAAGGAATAATTTATAATATAAAAACACCTGAAGGATTGATAGCTGAAACACAAGTAGTATCACCTAAAATGATTTATGGAAAAATGCCAGAGGTAGATGCAAGAAGATTTTTGGGAGATGAAATGTATAATCAAATAGAAAAGGAAGTTGGAGTTAAGGGTGGAGAAGGACATATAATTTATGAAAACTTTAGAAAATTATCACCTACACAACAACTAAGTGCTAAGGGCCAGAACCTAATAAAAGAATCAATGGACTATTATGCAAAATTAAGGTAAAATAAAAGTATGATATATTTCAATTCACAATTTCATGACAAAAAAGTTAGGATAGATACCGACAAAGATAAAGCCTATATCCTTTCTAATGGCAAAGAAACTGAAGCTCCAAGTGGAAGTAAAATAGTTGCTGATGCAATTATTGAAGGTGAAAAAATCTCTGAATCTGAATATAAGTAGATTTTATAAGGGTAAAGTTATCCACAGTTTATTGTAAAGAAAACTTGACAAATAAAGTGGATGGGTATATACTAAGTATGTAATGGTTTGGTCACCCTTACAATTATCAATCAATTAACAAAATTATTATGAGAACATCATTTACACCAAACAGAGAGTTCTATACAAAGATTGCTTTAAGTAGAGGACTTGAGAAAGTTGAATCTAAAGGAAGCACAGAATTATTTTTGGGTTCAACCCCAGAAAAAATAGTCGCTATGGGTTTTAGTGGCAAAAAAGCTAAGTATGATTTCTACATTAGCTTTAGAAAGGTCGAGGACAGAGAAAAATATATTAGTGATTGGTATGCAAGACTTGAATCTTGGGAAAATATAAAGGTGGCTAGAAAGACAGAAAGAACAAAGCCACACACATTGAAAGAGGGTGATATTCTTTATTCAAGTTGGGGTTATGAACAGACAAACATTAACTTCTATCAGGTTACAAAAGTTATAAGTGATAGAACAGTTGAAATAAGAGAAATCAAATCAAAGATATTGGATTCATCAAGTTATGGAACAGACACAGTTATTGCCCTTAAAAATGATTTCCTAACTCCTAGAGGTGAATATGACAAAAGAGGTTTGCCAATGATAAAAAGACCATCAGCAAATAATACAATTGGACTTTCCAATTATGAATCAGCTTGGGTTTGGGATGGAAAACCTTGTCAGGAAACATCAGTCGGTTGGGGTCATTAATATTAAATAATAATAATAAATACTATGATAAACAAAATATACAAACTAATAGAAGATAGAACATGGGATAAGGAAAATAATGGGGTGGCAGAAGTAAAATTTACCGGAACAGAAAATGAGTGCTTTGCGTGGATTCACAAAAACACTTCTTACTCATTTGATTATGCACTTAAACATGGTGGTTATAAGTTGGTTGATGCAGGGAGGACAGAAGAAAAAATACTGTTTGGAAGTAATGGCAAGCGAATATAGAATTAGGTGCAAAAAAGTCGAAAATTATTAATGAATTAATGAATAAAAAAACAATATGAAAAGAACATTAGCAATAGATTTTGATGGAACAATCTGTAAAAAACAACCATATGGAAATGGGATAATATATGAAACTCCAAATGATGGAGCAATAGAAAAAATTAATAAATTGTTTTATAGTTTTAGAATAGTAATATTCACCACTAGACTTAATCCAGACTTAGAAGGAGATTTAGATTTTAAAAGAGAGCAAATAGTAAAATGGCTTGAAATGTATCAAATTAAATATGATGAATTAACAAACAACAAACCACAAGCGTTTGCTTACATAGATGATAGGGCGATTAGATTTACAAACTGGCAAGATATTACTAACTATTTTATATAACATGGACCCAATAAAAGAATTAAAAAATTACCTAAAAGGTAAAAGTATTACAAAGGCAGCTAAAGAACTCGGTGTATCACGCCAAACAATTTACAACTGGCTCAATGGAACTCATAGTTTTACTCTCAAGAACTGGAAAAAACTTGCTAAAAACTAAATAAAAGTTGTATAATTATATTATATTCACAACTTCAATATAAATAATTATGCCAATAATAAAAGGGTATGTGCCAAAAAAGAAACCAATAGAAACTCCTGATTTATCAGGCTCTATTGATAGTGTAATAAAAACTGTAGATACTCTAAATAATCTGAAACAATCCTTTGATAATAAGATAGAAGAAGTAGATACAGCAATAAATGAAACAAAGAAAGCTACAAAGGATGCAATTGAAACTATTGATAGCAAAGTAAATGAATTTGAAAAGACAGCAGTAGAACTTATTAAAACTATCAATGGTATCCCTCACTTCAAAGGTGACCAAGGAAAAGATGCAGACCCAATAGACCAGGAGAAACTTATTAAAGATATTATTGCCAAACTTCCACAACCGGAAAAGATAAATGAGAAAGATTTAATCAGCAAAGTTATAAAGGCAATTCCTAGCAATAAAGCATCCCTAAAAATAATTCAGGAAAAATTTGAAACTGACCCAATGTCGATTATTGATAAAATAATGGCATTACCGGAAAATAAAGTTAAGTGGAAAACATCACAAATAGATGGATTAGACCAAACAATTAGAGCCTTCCAATCACAACTTGGAAGGGGTTATTTGCATGGTGGTGGACTTTCTAAAGTATCAACAGATGCAACTCTTAGTGGTAGTGGAACAGAAACAGACCCACTTAAAGTAGTAAGTGGTGGTGCTTCAGCATTTACAGACCTTACAGATGTTCCTCATACATACACAGGACAATCAGGTAAAGCAGCAGTAGTCAATGGAACAGAAGATGGTTTAGTATTTGCAACTGTTACTGGAACAGATGAAAAAGTAAAATATGATGCATCAGACCCAACAGCAGGATATGTAGCAGATAAGATAGTGGCAGGAACTGGAATAAATATAGCAGAAGGAACAGGAGCAAATGAGAATAAACTTGTTGTAACAAACTCTGCTCCCGACCAAACAGTATCTATAACAGGTACAGGTTCAGCAACAGTAACAGGAACATACCCAGACTTTACAATAGATGTTACAAGTTCAGGAGGAGATATGCTTGCTTCCGTTTATGACCCAGCAGGAGGTTCTCAACAGGTGGCTTTTAATGGTCAATTAGTTGATTATGTATCTTACACAAATTCAACACAAGATGTTAATCTAGGAACTTGGCATTTAGATTTTCTTAATACAGGAATTGTAGGCCCTACTTCAGGAGTAAGATGGTTTGATGGAAGTGGAACTAATATACAAGGACAGATTGAAGTAATAAATAATAATTTAATATTTCAAACTATTGGAGATAAAAGACAATCACTTAATTTTGATTTAACTAATGATAATTCATATACATTCCAAGATGCTTCAGGAACAATAGCTTTTACTTCTGATATTACAGGAACAAATAGTGGAACAAATACAGGGGACCAAGTAGGGGATGGAGTAACTATAATAGGTACAGGAACAACCTTAGACCCATTTGTAGCTGTAACAGGAGGAGGTGGAGATGTAGTTGGACCAGTTAGTTCCGTAGATGGTGGTGTTGCTTTATTTGATACAACTACAGGTAAATTATTAAAAGATGGTGGAGTTTTAGGAACTGCTGCATTTAGTGCAATAGGAGATTTTGCTACTTCAGCACAAGGAGCATTAGCTAACACAGCACTACAATCTCTTTCAGGGGCAGCTATTCTTGGAGGTATTGCAGGAGGACAAACATTAAATGGTGGAACTCTTACAACTCAAAATCTTACACTTAGAGCTAATGCGGCAAACTTAACAACAGGACAGGTAAATATTACAACTTCATTGGATGCTTCATCAACATCAGCAGCTTCACTAACAACAGCAGGAGGATTAGGAGTTGCTAAAAGAATATGGGCTACCGATATGACACTAACAAATCTTCCAACACTAGGAGGAACCGCCTTAACTACAACTGCTGCCAAATTAAATTATCTTACAGCAGCAACAGGAACAACTGGTACAAACACAACTAATATTGTCTTCTCTACTT